CTCGAATCCCTCTTATGTTAAGAAACAGTATATTATACCGTCTAATATCATAAAAGAATTCGTGAACGTGTTTAATTTGAATGCCAAGCTGCCAACCTGAGATGAAAAGAATATTTTCTTATCAACTAAAGGTGGACCTCAAGGAAAGAGTACATTGAATATTTTAAGATCAGCTTTATGCTTATCTTATCATCAAATGCACTATATTTCCCGTTTAACATCTCTTCCTGGCTTTGATTGATTTTGTGGAGTTTATAAGAAAGCTTGAGAGTTAGATCTTTTCCCTAAAGAAAAGATTTTTACTGGAAAGCTTTCAACTATAATGGATTCTGAGTGTAAAGTAAGGGTGATTGCCATGTTAGATGGTATATCACAATTATTTTTACGTCCCGTCCATGATGACCTTATGAATTTAATTCGAAGGTTACCATGTGATAGGACTTACACTCAAGATCCTTATCATAGTTGAGATCTTACAAATTCCCACAAATTTTGATCAATGGATTTATCTGCAGCAACGGACCGGTTTCCTCTCCATTTACAAAAAAGACTTATCCATTTCATTTTTAAAGATGATATAGATGGGTCTTTTGCGGAAAGCTGGGGAAATCTCCTTACAGATAGAAATTTCTGGGTTCCTCAATCTAAATTAGATAGAGGTATCCCTGGATCTTCTACTGTTAGGTATTCTGTTGGGCAACCAATGGGTGCCTACAGTTCATGAGTTGCCTTTTCTCTATCTCATCACCTTGTAGTGCACTATTGTGCACTACAAGCTGGTTTCAAGCTTGGTCAATTTGATCAATATATCATTCTTGGTGACGATATCGTTTTAAAAAACGATGACGTTGCCAAGTGATATATCAAAGTTATGACTAAACTTGGAGTTGATCTATCTATTAACAAGACACATGTATCAAAAAATACATATGAGTTTGCTAAGAGATGGATCATAGTGGAAAAAGGAGAGGTGACACCAATACCTATTAAAGGTATAGTTAATAATATTCAAGATCCTTCAAAAGTTCTTGTTATATTATATGACTATATCCATAATAAGTGTTGCTATCTCCCTATCAAGTCGAATTCGTGTGAATTTGTTTTAAGTTTTTATAAAAAGCTTAAAGTCTTTATGATCCTTAAAAAAGATCCTAAAGAAGTTAAACCTTCTTCTAAAAGCTTAGATTTGGTTAAATCCAAAAACAAGTTCTCATTAGTTTCTCTTTATGGGAGAAAGATGAAAACTGATTTAAGGAATTTTTTCCTATCCATTAGGATATCTTTCGATCATGCAACTTATGACGAACTACGTTCGTTAATAAGTTACAAGACTCGAAATAATGATATCATAATGGTTCCTAACTCACAAGTAGCTCAAAGTAATTTCTTACAATGAATTCTTAAGTTAGGTATAGGGGGAATGGTTCAAGTGCATAATAATAGAATTATGTCATTAGTTAATACTTTTACGGATCCA